GAAAGGGAATAGTTCATATGCCGAGGCTGTTAATTCTAGCCGAGATAATGGAACTACATTCTTTAATCAAGAATTAACCCTTAACTTAAAGAAATTGACTAATGAGATGACTACGGCCCTTAAAACGCTAGCCTATGGACGTCCACAGATAATTGTAGCTACCAACAATGGTGATGCATTATTAGTGGGTAGAAGTGAAGGTGCAGATTTAACGGCCGGAAGTATTCAAACTGGTGGAGCATTCGGTGACCTTTACGGTTACAGCGGAATTGTTTTCACAGGTATGGAGAAATTACCAGCAGCATTCTTATCGGGTTCAACTACAACTAATCCTTTAGCAGGATTAACCGCAAACTACTCAGTAGTATACGGAACGAATTCGTAATCGGTAAATAGAAATAAATAAATTTGAGGGAGATATCATGTCTCCCTTTTTTATGCCTACTACTTTTTTGGTTTAGAGTGTTAAATATAAGATAATATAACCAAATACATAGATAATGCTGACCTATTACATATCTGGAAGCAACGGATTCACTATTAGAACCGAACCTACAGCATCAAATCAATTCACAATGTCATTGCAAGATATGACATTACAAACGAATACCACTGCATCACTAAGTGGGATTACCTATAAGGGGTATGAATCCATGCTATCCTTCACTGCAAGTATCTCGCAATCAATTGTGGGTAGTGAGTATAGAGTTAAAATCATTAATTCAGGTAGTTCAGAACCCATTTGGCATGGAACTATCGCGGTATTTGCATCACAATCAATACAAAAATCAGAATACTTAAATCAAAATGATGGCTATATTTCTAACACCTCATCAAACGAATACATAATAATTGACTAAAATGCAAAAAGAGACAAAACTATCAGTCGTATCATATGGTAATAATTCCATACCACAAGTAATTGAAGACACTAAGACCCGATATAACTGGGTTCCTTATGGTTTAGGTGGGCATGATGATTTCTTTACCGCAATCACTTCGGCGTATAATATATCTACAACCAATGCAGCATGTATTGAGGGTATCGCTGACCTGATATTCGGTAAGGGGATATATTCCAAAGACCCGACTAAGAACGATGTATTCCAAAAGTTAATTCCACAGGAGGAAACTAAGAGGGTAACCTTTGATTTAAAACTCTATGGTAATGCAGCATATCAAGTCTATTGGAATGATGAACATACTAAAGTAATTAAGTTCTATCACCTACCGGTACAAACCCTTAGAGCTGAAAAGATATATGATAATCCAAAAATAGAAAACTATTTCTATTGCACGGATTGGAAGGACCAACGAAAAGTTAGAGATAAAAAAAAGATTCCAGCATTTGGAACATCAAATGAAAAATTAGAAATTCTTTTTATTAAGAATTACTCACCAGGTCTCTACTATTATTCCCTACCTGATTGGATACCAGCATTCCAATTTTCAATAGTTGAGGGTGAGTTGAGTAACTTACATCTTAACAACATAGAAAATGGTTTCTTGCCCGCTATAATGTTGAATATGAACAATGGTATACCAGCACCGGAGGAGAGACAAACGATTGAGGATTTATTATACAGAAAGTTTACAGGCACTAACAATGCCGGGAAATTTATTTTGACATTCAATGATGATGTGGCTACAAAACCCACGATAGATGTAATACAAATTGAAAACCTACACGAAAAGTTTCAGTATGTTGCAGAATACGCACAGGACAGAATACTTGTAGGTCATAGAGTAACATCACCTTTATTATTTGGTATCAGAACTCAAAACAATGGCTTCTCATCTCAAAGTGAGGAAATGAAAACTGCATTTAGTATCCTACAAACTATGACAATTTCTCCCTTCCAAAATCTACTTCTAAATCAATTAGCCGTAGCATTGAGTGAGGGTGGATTAGATAATATGGAATTATACTTTGAACAATCTACTCCATTAGTAATTCTATCTCAACAAGCAGAAGAGCAAGATAAAACAGTTGGACAAGTAGAGGATGAAACGAATAAGGCGATGGAGAATCCTGCAACTACTGATGATGCGAAGGATGCTACAAATGAAAACGAAACCCAATTAGAGGCATGGGATTATGGCCTAAGTGGTGCATTTATAAAACAAAATTACGAATATCATAAAGATTAATATACTATGGCTTACGCACTCTTCATAACAAGAAACGATATTATCAAAAACTCACCTTTGCAGGGAGCTATTGATGCAGATGCACTCTTACCTTTCGTAAGAACAGCACAGGACAAATATCTAAAGAATCTCTTAGGCACTGTCCTATTTGAATACTTACAAGCACAAATTACTGCAGGGACTGTTGGTAATTTATCGGTATATTATCAGGACTTATTAGATGACCATATCAAATATACCTTACTTTGGTATTCATGCGTGGAGTATATCCCCTTTAGTTCAGTGCAATTCAAAGCTAATGGTGCCGTTAAACAACAAAGTGAACAGGCAATTACACCATCTAAGGCGGAGATTGATTATCTAAAAGGACAAGCACAAGCAAATGCTGATTATTATGCACTTAGATTACAAAACTATTTAGTTGCATATTCAAATCAAATACCACAATTCTTACAATCAGTAGGTAATTCTACACAGATATATCCAGATTTAACAAATCAGTATATGTCAAACATCGTATTATAATAAACTATGGCAGCAATAATTCAAAATACTGGCACTAATAATACTCTGTATTATAATGTATTGGATTTCTTTAAGACACTAATGGATAATCACCCATCAATCCAACACGTAACGCAGGGAGAGATACCTGATTTTGATACTCGTGAGTTTCCAATATATCCAGTAGGCAATGTAAGTATTCTACGCACAGAGTTTACTACTAATACCACAGAGTATGGAATACAACTAATCATAGCAGATAAGATTAAGAATAAGAACAACGAATCAGTACCACGTACTAATGAGATGTCTATTCCTTTTTATGGTGTAGATGATGTTGTTGATATTCACGCGAATACTTTGGCTATCATAAATGACCTGACATCTTACTTACAAAAAAGTGTGCAAGGATTTGATATCAATGATAATATTATTTGTGAACCCTTTGCCGATAGATTCAATAATGGATTGGGTGGATGGGTTGCATCATTTACTCTAACTACACATAACGATAGACCACGTTGTCTATTTAACTTATACCCATAATATGGCGATTAAAGAAAGTATCCAATTAAAACAGATTGCACTTTCTATCAGAAACGCTGCGAGTGCACTAGCACCACGTAAGAAGGGTAGATTACGAAACGAACTTCGCAGATACAATACACCTGAGAGAATGATAAAGACCTTACCTAATGGTAATGTAAAAATTGATTTCTTTGTAGCACCACCGGGTGCAGTGTATGGTAAGTATTGGAACTCACCATACGGAAGTGGTACGGGAACAACTGCTACTATTAAGAAGAGGTATCCTCAACATTTTGATTATGGTGAAAAGGGATATCAAGACCCGAGCGTAAGAGATGCTATAGAGGTTTGGAAGAAACAATTTACAAAAGAAATAACGGAAGAGTTGAGAGAAACTATCCGTTTTGAATTGGGAACTGATAAAAGAAAATAGGCCATCTATACTTTTTATTCTAAAGGGGGTTAAATATAAAAGCGAAATTCATATATGGCTCTAACAATCATACAAACACCTGCCGCAGTATCCCTAGCACAATCACCGATTATATTCGCTGTTAGTGAAAGTAATGCTTCAGCTTTAACATCTGCATCGTTTCAATATAATGCAGACCTGTATTATTGGACAGGAACAACAACCCAATCAGGTTCTGCCGGTGATTATACACTTGTAAAATATCCCAACGAATCTAAGACAGGTATATTTGATGTCTCGCGTATACTTAATTCAACTCTACAAGATACCCTTCAAAGTAATCCATCTAACGCAGGTTACTTAGCAATAGAAACTTATATCTCATTTTATAGCAGTAGCTTATTTGTGACTGGGTCTCGTACTCGTTCAGATACCTACAAATATTTAGATGGCTACCAATTGTTTCAAGAAACTATTGGACAAGCGATAAATACTTTAACACCTCATTGGCCTTTAATGACTGATGGGCCAGTAACTCAATCTGTCTTACTTACTAATAGTGGTAGTGCAGGAGTTTATGTGGGAACAACGGGTACATCTGTACCTACTAAAATCGTTTATACTTCCGCTACACAAACAGCAGATTATGCGGTAACAGGCTCTGTCAATACCTCAGGTCAAATCACTACTTACCCAATAGGACCAGCTCAGGTTGGATTTCCTCTTTCAGGTAGTTATTCTTCATATACCATACAAGCTAAATCAGGTTCTGCTTCAATAGGACAATCGGTAAAGTATGAAGTGGTATGTGCAGAGAAATACCCTAACATCAGGGTCAAATGGAAAAACCGATACGGCCAATGGGATTTCTTTAATTTTAGTATGGTTAATCGCCAATCATTCTCAGTTAATCGCTCCCTTTACGAACCAC